TCGCAAATGCGGCATTACCGGCACGGATGCCGGGGCTATCCTTGGCCTGAATCCCTACCGTTCTGCATTTCAGGTATACCACGATAAAATCAGCGATACCATTGAAAATATCGACAACGAGGCCATGCGGCAGGGTCGTGACTTGGAGGATTATGTAGCACAGCGGTTCTCCAAAGAAACAGGGTTTAAGGTGCGCCGTGCAAACGCTATCTACCAGAGCGAGAAACATCCGCTGCTTCTGGCAGACTTCGACCGCCTGATCGTTGGGCAGAAAGCTGGATTGGAGTGCAAAACGGTTTCGCCCTTCTCCGCAGATAAGTGGGCAGATGGCAAAATCCCGGCTCACTATTTGGCGCAGGTTGACCATTACTTAGCCGTCAGCGGTTTCGACTGCTGGTATGTGGCGGCTCTGATTTTCGGGAAGGAGCTGGTGATCCACAAAATCGTGACAGATAAGCAGGTGCTTTCTGACCTCATTGGTAAGGAAGAACGTTTCTGGACGAACCATGTTGTGCCCCAGATTCCCCCTGTACCCAACGGTTGCGATTGTGACACTCAGCAGATCAACCAGCTTTATGAGGTAGACAACCGGGACAAGACCGCTGACCTGAGTGCTCTGCATGGACTTCTGGATAAGCGGCAGGAGCTTTCTGACCAAATCGAGCAGATGGAACAGGAGAAAACGGCCATCGAGCAACAGGTCAAGCTGCAAATGCAGGATGCCGCCTATGGCACAGCACCGGGTTATAAGGTGTCGTGGGTATCCTCCGAAAGCAAGCGTGTGGATTTCCAACGCCTGCGGAAAGAGCAGCCGGACATTTTCAACCAATACAGCAAAAATGTAAGCAGCCGCAGGTTTACCATCGTTCATGTGGCATAAATCTTGTATCAGACGGCAGGGAATGACTTCTCTGCCGCCTTTTTTCTTGGAGGTTTGATTATGGCCACAGAAAATCCATTCGTAAAATTATTTGCTATCGACTTCAAAGATCATCTGGAAGTCAAGAAGTCCGGCAACACGGAACTGAAATATGTAAGCTGGGCGTATGCCTGGGCAGAGGTGAAGAAGCTGTATCCTACTGCCAGCTATGAGGTCAAGAAATTCAACGGCCTACCCTATGTTTATGACCCCATAACCGGCTTCATGGTGTATACCTCGGTCACGATTGAGGGCGTTTCGCACGAAATGTGGCTGCCTGTACTGGATGGCGCAAACAAAGCCATGAAAGCTGTGCCTTATACCTACACCACTCCGAAATGGGACTACAATCCGCAGACTCGCCGCCGTGAAAAGATCGGCATGGAAGAACGTACCGTAGAAGCGGCCTCCATGTTCGATGTGAATAAGGCTATCATGCGGTGCTTAGTGAAGAACCTTGCTATGTTCGGTCTTGGTCTCTATGTCTATGCCGGAGAGGATTTGCCGGAAGATGCTGCACCGCAGCCGGAATCAGAGCCGCAAAAGCAGCCGAAACCGAAATCTGCTACCCCGAAGCAGGAACAGCCGCCGATGCCCTGCATCTGCGCCCGGTGCAACCAGCCCATCAAGAGGGTCAAGCTGAAAGATGGTTCTATCATGCAGGCGGCAGAATTTGCAGCTACCCATGAGGGAATGTGCGCTGACTGCTATAAAGCAACCAGATTGAACGTAGCATAAGGCAAATGCTTGTAAATTTCACATCTGTATGCTACTATAAGAACAAGAGAAAAGAAGGTGATGGCATGGCGCAAAAGGATACATCTGAAAAAATTCTGGAATCCTATAACGATGTCTTTTCGGACATTGTGAACGTGCTTCTGTTCAACGGCAAGCAAGTTCTGTCTGCGGATGAACTGGAAGATCAGGCTCCACGCTCCTACTACAAAGTAGATGGCAAGATTCGTGAGATCGAGCGGGATGTTGCCAAACGCTGGAAGAACGGAAATATCCGTGTGGCCTGTATCGGTTTTGAAAACCAGACCGCTTCTGATCCCAATATGCCGCTCCGTGTCATGGGTTACGATGGCGCAGAGTACCGGGCACAGTTACTTGGTGATAGTGAAAATCTCTATCCGGTCGTGACGCTGGTGCTCTACTTTGGTCACGATAAGCCGTGGAATGGGCCGCTTTCCCTGAAAGAGCGACTGAACATTCCCAAAGAGTTTGAGCCGTTTGTCAACGACTATAAAATCAACCTGTTCCAGATCGCCTATCTGACCCACGAACAGGTAGAGCTTTTCCAGAGCGATTTTAAGGTCGTGGCAGACTACTTTGTACAGAAACGGGAAAACGGCGACTATATTCCGAGTTCGCAGGATCTGACTCATGTGCAGGAAACGCTTCAACTGCTGAGCATTATGACGAATGATAATCGGTTTGAGGAGGCGTACAATACGAATACCGATGGCCAGAAAGGAGGCCCACGCAATATGTGCGATGTGCTTGATAAAGTGGAAAACCGTGGCATTGCGAAAGGCATTGCAAAAGGCAAGGCTGAAGGCAAAATCGAAGGGGAAGATACGCTGGCTTTGCTGATGAAGAAGCTGTTCGATCAGAACCGTATTGAAGATGCAAAGCGGGCTTCAGAAGATAAGGAGTACCGTACTCGGCTGATGAAAGAGCTTGGCATCAGCTAAGCAAAAAATTATATGTACAACTGGGAGAGTGTCTTCGGATGCTCTCCCTTTACTTTTGCAGGGCAGTCCGTGTGGAGTGTCCTGTTTCTTTATATAAGGAGAGGACAGATTATGACCTTTAACGCAATGACCGAACACTACGAAGAAATCACGGTTTGCGGAAAGCCTGCGCTGTTCACCAGCATCCGCATCAGGAGAGATACCGTCCCGGATGGTCTGTACGCCTACGATGTCCGGCATGATGATGAGTGCCGGGGCATCCCTTGCGAAATCGCACCCTTTGTGATGGTCAACCATTGGGGCACCATCATCCTTGCGGAACCGCTGGAACTGCCGGACGATGGGCGGCGATATATTGACGAGGACACCGACTGGGATTATTCTCCCTTGGAGGGCGAGGGCACCGCCGACCATGAGCCGTGTACTACCATTTCCACTTTTATGGCTGTCTACGGCCACCAAAAACTGTCTTAAAGATGCCGTATGGACAGTTTTGTATCAAAATCAGCGGTTTTCAGGCTATTTCGAGCTGCAAAATACAGTCTTAAAAATGTCGCTCATTATCTTTGAGCCAGAAAGGAGACGCATGAACATCTATGGCTATTGCCGAATCTCTACGGCAAAGCAGAGCATTGACCGTCAGATCCGCAACATCAAGGCCGAGTACCCGACTGCCCATATCGTGCAGGAAGCCTACACCGGTACATCTATCTTTCGCCCGGAGTGGCTGAAGCTCTATCGGATTCTGAGAACCGGAGATGTGGTGGTGTTCGATTCGGTGTCCCGGATGTCCAGAAATGCAGAAGAGGGGTTTGCTCTGTACGATGACCTCTACCATAAGGGCATCCGGCTGGTGTTCTTGAAAGAGCACCACATCGACACCGAGACCTACAAAAAAGCCCTGTCCGGCAGCATTGCCATGACAGGGACAAATGTGGACTTCATCTTGAAGGGCATCAACGAGTATCTGATGGCCTTGGCCAAGGAGCAGATCAAGCTGGCCTTTGAGCAATCCGAAAAAGAAGTTGCCGATCTGCACCAGCGCACCCGTGAGGGCCTTTTGACCGCCCGGCTGAACGGCAAGCAGGTTGGCCGCAAAAAGGGTGTTGGCTTTGAAACGAAGAAAGCCAGAGAAGCCAAGCAGATCATCCGCACCCATTGCAAGACCTTCGGCGGCACACTTGACGATGCCGAGTGCATGAAGCTCACAGGTCTTGCCCGGAATACCTATTATAAATATAAGCGCCAGATCCGTGCCGAACTGATGGCTGAACAGGATTTGCCGAAAGGAGCAAGCATCTTTTATGAACCGCCAAAATCATTCTGAGCCGGAGAACAGGCTCACTTTGGAGGAACAGCAGGAGTTTTTAGAACTTCTGGCCCAGCTTACCTCGGAGCAGCGTGAAGCACTGAAAGAAGTACTCAAATCCTTTACCTAAAAATAATCCGGGGCAGCCCCCAAAAGCCGTCCCGGATTAT